CCTCTCCCTCTCTCCCCCCATGTTTAGCACTACAAATACACCCTGTGTCAACGCACAAAACGTGCATCAGCCTATCTATCTTCTTCTAGTATGTTATGGAACTGGTACTACAAGGTACTACAAAAGATATGCTTTCGTAAATATTCCATGTCATCACTGCATCACTCTCGTTGCTGAAATCTATCTTGTAGTTCTGCAAGCGCGTGCGTATCATTTGCTTCAGCCATGTCTGCGTACCTCTATGTGAGGTGCCATTCCCTCTGACTTGACCTGCATGCCAGCATCGAAAACCCACCGCAACCACTTTCCTTTCTCAATAACTCCTGACTGTATTCTATTCTATGCCTGTCTTCCTTACATCTGGTTACAGGCGTGGAAAGAAGTTGCTGTGGGCGAGGGTCTGAAGAAGACCTTTTCGTTACTGGCTCTTGGTCTGCATCAGAGGGAATCACCCCTCACTAACTAGAGGTACTAGACATGACTAAATCAAACTCAACACACACACTTACAGAACTAAAGCTAGCTGTCATCAACTATCATGATGGTGACAACATGGAATATTTACAAAAGAATATCTCACGCGATGCGTGTTATACAAGTTACAATAGTTTAACATACAAGAAGAAGATGTTAGCTGATGCTGTTACTGACTTTGAATCATATGTTGCAGAAGGCAAAGACATCGCGGCAGAAAGAGCTTGCGAGAAAGCAGAACGCATTGAAATAGAACTCGAGCAACTCATTGAACGTCACGAAGCTGACTTACAAGTATACGTCATTATCAACGAAGGCGAAGAGTGGAGCATGACAGTCAAGCCTAAAAGCAAGGCATCACTAGCATCTAAACTAGCAGCAATGCAAAAGAGGGTGGCGTAAGCCCCCTCACTACCAAGGAGATACTCAATGTTAAGCATAGAAGAACAACGTCGCAACGAACGTCGCAATCTAGGTTACACTGATGCTGAGATACAGCATGAGGAATTAAAGGATCGCATCTGTATATTTTTATACGCAGCTACAGCATCAGGAATTGTAGCGTCAGCATGGATGTTACTCCTCTTTTGAGGGGGCGCATCTTGTGCTTGGCATTGAGTCGAGGTCAACATGTGGTGGGTTGTGTTGCGTAAGCGCACAATGTAAACTGTTGAAATGAAATGGAAAAGGATTAATGAAATGAAACACACACAGTTACTTAGATTTATGCGTGAAGACTTAGGTCTTCAAGGCTACTCGTATAAAGTATTAAAACTTGTAATGAAAACTAGCTCATCAGTTATTGCTGAGAAAATAGATCATCATCTTGCTCAAGAAATTATACATCAAGATGGTGAGCGTCATCCATATCATGCATATCGAAGAGAAGCATTCATGTATAAAGTAGCTGCACAATTCTTAGATTTATATCCGAATGAAACAATAGAGGAGTATTACCCATGATAGATATATATGATTGCTTCCAACGTACATGGTGGAAGGACAATCCTGATTGGCCTAATGGTTTACAACCACATGCTGGTGAAAAGAATTTCTATTTTAAGAATGCAGTTGGCAGTGAAACACATGCCTTCTTCACCGAGCAAGAAGCAATAGATTTTTGTAGACAATGGAACGACACGCATGATGCTGGTCGATATAGTCTCAAAGCAGAGTACCAAGACAGACCAGAAAGGGTAAGCAGATGAACATTACTATTATGAATGTAAGTAAAATTACACAAGTGCGTAAGATCTTCAAAGATTTTACCGCTCTTGAACTCAAGGTAACTGACACCAAAGGCAATGATGACTATATAACAATGCACTTTGACAACAACAAGCAGCTTATATGGGAGGCATTGCCAGATGACCAGCACAATTAAAACACCGCCGATGACACGGCAGCACTATGAATTTATAGCAGATCTGATGGGCCCAATGGTTGCTTGGCCTTCACATCTTATAGATATAGCTGATGCCTTAGAGAAAACTAATCCTAAGTTTGCTCGTAAGAAATTTCTTGATCGCGCAACTAAAGCATGGGAGGATAATCAAAACACAGGAGATTTACATGACACAATACCATTCTGAAGTTGTAGCTAAGTATAATAATTGTCCTGAGTGTGATGGTACTGGCGTGATAGTATACGCCAGCCTCAACGATGACATACCATTAAGATCATGCAATAACTGTAGCGGAAAGGGCTACGTTGAGATGGATGAACTTGACTGGCTTAAGTGATTGCTGCATAACCGCAGCATGATACAAAGTTATTGGGATATAATACAGGAAAAGCACAAGGGATTCGACATCCCTTTGCATAGAGTATTCATTAAGGCTGGACTGCCAACGTCAACGTACTATCGTACATTAAATGGCAGCACTGAATTAAGATATGATACTGCTGTAAAAGTTATGAGAATGATGGAGCTGATGGAAGGTGCGTATCCTACAAGCAAGGATAAGCGTAGACTGAATGCAAAAGTTTCCAAACTATAAGCAAGATACATATGTTACCACAACGTATGACGAAATGATTACAAGTCTGATTGATAGACGCAATCAATTAGGCATTTCACAAGAAGGTCTTGCATTTACTATAGGTTGTACGCCATCATTGATTCATAAGTGGGAGCAGTACAAGCGAGTTCCCTCGGGTTTCATGTTCGCTTGTTGGGTAGAAGCACTTGGCTGTCAGATCGAAATCAGCACGAAAGATATTGAATCAAGTAACATATCCTTGTGATGCTTGCGATCAACGCACTGAATTTTTTGTGCAGATCATGGCGACTACCAACCCAGCCACATATCATACCATATGTATGACCTGTTATGAGGAGCAAACATGGCAAACAAAAATAAGTCTAAAGGAATCTACCACGAAAAAAGATTCTGCGAATGGCTCGACAAAATCGGCATCGAAAACTACCGCGTCCCCCTCTCAGGTGCGCTCGGAGGAGAGTGGAGTGGCGACATCCACGTCACACTGGGCGGACGAAAGCTGGTAGCCGAGGTAAAGTACAGAGATAAATCTAATTTCCCTAGTCCATTTACTGTACTGGATGGCAGGGACATAGCCTTCTATAAAAGAAAGACAGGCAAACCACAGTCGTTGGTCATTATGCCAGCGGAATTATTTGAACACTTACTAGGAGAAACAAATGGAAAACCAAACGAAGATGATTAAAGCACACCTTGATCAAGGCAATTCTATCACAGCAATAGAGGCATTAGATATGTTCCGCTGCTTTAGGTTAGCGTCACGTATGCATGAGCTAAAAGAAAGTGGCTATCCTTTTATGAAAGAAATGGTTAAGGTAGATAGCGGCAAGTCTGTTGCTTGCTACACAAAAGTAAACCTCTAGTATGCTCAACTATACTAGAGGTTCAACAGGTAAGAGGACATTAAGAAATGGAAAGACCTAATGTACGCGGACATATTACTACGAGATGTTATTGATTGGCAAGTAAACAATCCTAATGCAAAATATATTTTGATTGTGCTTGCTCGTTACACAGATTTAAATGGTGAATGCTTCCCAAGCATACCAACTTTAGTCAAGACAACTGGCTTGAGTAGAAGCACAGTCATACGTGCTATCAACTGGTGCATAGATAACGATTACCTAACAAGAAAATCTGGACGTACTGGCGTAGCCAGTGTGTATAGATTCAAACATTTAATGGAGGATGATATGAAAGATACCCGTGTCACACAGACACCCCAAGTTATATCTAATGTAATAGATATTAATAGTAATAGTAATACTACTTGGGGTGTCACACAGACACTCCCCTTCGATGCGTTCTGGTCAGTGTACCCACGCAAGATAGCAAAGGGTCACGCTCGTAAGGCATTCGATAAGGCATGTAAGATTGCAGATCCTATTGCAATTCTTACTGCCGTTCAGAAATTTGCTGATGCTACTCAAGGCACAGACAAACAGTTCATCCCTCACCCTACGACATGGCTCAATGGCGAGAGGTGGGAAGATGATATAGAAGATGTTGCACCAAGCAACAGAACTAACACAGATTTCTTAGACGACATCATCAATGATATGTCACAAAAAAAATTAGCCATAGATAGGGAGTAACATATGGACTACACACAACGCACATCAATGATAGGTAGCTGGCTGCAAGGTATCTTAAAACGCTACACGCCACCATCTAGCATGGATCGTGACACACTCGGTCAAGAGCTGCAGCTCATTGTCGAGGACATCAACACTAATATACCTACGTCATTCGAGAAGATAGATCTCGAGGTCGTATTAAAAAAGATCGATGGTCACGTCCGACAGTATCAAGCTTCTCGTACGTGGCCGACAATCAAGACGTTTGTTATGTCAACGAAGACAGCTGTAGAAGAATACTCTCGCAATACCGAGAGCTTGAAGGTGACATCACAGAGCAATCTCGATGCAGCTATACTCATGGTCAAGCGAATCAAATCTGGCGGCGCAATACCAGATTGGATTCTCAACCCTGACTCTATCTATCGACAACGACTGCTGCTTGATACAGATCTCGTTGACTCAGACTTCAATAAATATCTTGATCCAACTGCAACAATGCAGTAGACAAGTACATATAAGAGGAGAATAAAAATGGAACGTAAAGGATTTATTGGCGGCAGTGACGCTGTCAAAATAATGAACGGCAACTGGTATGAGCTATGGCAAATCAAACGTGGCCTTGTTGAGCCAGAAGATTTGTCACACAAAGTAGCAGTACAGATGGGCATACAAACAGAGGACATGAACCTCGGTTGGTTTGAGAAAGAGTACAGCAAAAAAATATTAGAGAAGCAAGACAAGTATACACGCACCCACAATGGCGTGCCGTATGTAGGTACACTTGATGGTGTGCTTGAAGATACTAACGACCTTGTTGAAGCCAAGCATACGTTCGCACACAATACATTAGACAAGGTGTGCGACTACTACATGGCACAGGTGCAGCTGTATCTATGGCTATCCAATATGGATGGTGCATACATGTCAGTATTCTTTGGTAACAACAGATGGGAATGTGCATACGTTAAGAAGCATGACTCATATATAAGTGTAGTGCTTGATGCTTGCACAGATTTCTGGGCGCACGTCGAGAGTGGCGATGAACCCATTGGTCACGACCAACCAATCGCATCACCTATCAATCAGATTCCTATAGACGATATGATTAAACGTGATGCTAGTTCAGACAATCACTTCACATACTTAGCACAAGAATACATAGAGTTTGAACCAGCAGCTAAGTCATTCGAGTCAGCTAAGAAAGATCTTAAAGCTATAGTTGCCGACAATGAACGTGAGGTTTACACAGATTTATTAACCATACGCCGCGATAAACGTGGCGCATTACGCATCAGTAAGAGGAGAAAGTAATGGACAATCTAAATATATGGAACAAGCTATCCAAGTCAGACCCCAAGTATCTGAAGAAGGTTAGCTTCGGGTCGCGTAGCTTTACAGCTATCGATCCACAATACCAAGTGCGCATGATGACAGAGCAGTTCGGCCCTGTTGGTGTGGGCTGGGGCTGGCAGTCACACACAGAAATAGTGCAGCTAAGTAATGGAGATGCCAGTATACTAGCACACATATCTGTTTGGCATGGCGAGCAGATGAATATGTTCGGCCCCTTCACAGGGTGTCGTAAGTTCTTCGATGCAACCAAAGGCAGACTAGCCGAGGATGCACCTAAGATGGCTGTCACTGATGGCCTAACCAAAGCCCTATCGCATCTCGGATGTAACGCTGACGTGTTCCTTGGCGAGATGGATGGCAACAAGTACGCTGCAGATAGCGGCAATAAACCTACTGGCGGTAGCTGGTAACAACTAAAGGAGCCAGAAGCATGGCATATGATAACACGAATACAGGCGCAGCATTCAAACCTTTCGATAGCATGAAGATGATATTGCAGGGCAAGATAAACCTAGAGGGTAATGATCGTAAGGTCGTACTGGTAGCAGACACAACCAAGAGTGGCATGAAGATCATTGAGGTTTACCAGAAGGTAGGCGTGTTGTTTGAGAACGACAAGCGTGGCAACGACAACGCACCAGATTATTCTGGGCCAATGGAAGACTACGCTGCACAAACACAGATGCAGATAGCAGGCTGGAAGAAACAGAAGGATGATAACAACTATCTTTCTATGCAGATCAGTCAGAAACATGGCGGTCAGCAGCAAGCGCAGCAAGTTAGCACTGCACATCTTGACGTTGATGATGATTCAATCCCATTCTAAAACAGAGGGCGAGCTTCGGCTCGCTCACACAAGGAGGACTTATGACTACACCAATTACACCAGAGCTAATAGCACGCATAAGATTCTATGCAAATAATGGAATGACTAAAGCACAGGCCAACAGGATCTATGGCATACCGCGCCATGCAATCAGGGTAGCCATCGAGAAGTATGATGTAAGATTTACTACAGGCTACACGACAGGAGCAGAGCGTGCATTTAAAAATCAAACAGACAAGGAGTATGAAGAGAAAGATCTGATCTATAAATCTACAGTACAGCGTAACAGATACGACCAGTACAAAGAGATACTAAAGACTGCAAGGACTGCAGCTGAACGCAAAGAAATAACTTATGGGTTTGTGCTGCATGAGTTTGAATTAACACAAGCTGCAAAAAATAATAGACCACCCTTACCAGGATTTACTTCTAAATTTTCTAGCCATCCACGTATAGCAGACATGCTTCGTGCGGAGCATTAAGCTCCGCTAGAAACCTATATACCTACACACCTACATGTGCAATCCAAGAATGTATTTTCTTTGTCTGCTCCATGCGATCATCAAGCCCATGCGTTCCACCATTCACACGCTTACTTATGCTAGTGATAACTGAATCATTCACACCATCGTCAGCCATCTCGAACAAGCCATTGGATTCAAAGAACCACATGGCAGATTCAAATGCGTACTCAGTTGCGACAAGATCAGGGTCAGTCATTACATCAGGCAGCCCCATGTCACTAGCAAAAGCTCTATAGTTTGCCTTGCCTGTTAACTGAATGAAGCCGCGCCCGACCCAGAGCGCCCCTTCATTCTCACCATTGCCCATGCGATTAGAGTATACCTTGTTAGCTAATGCCTCTGGGTTACGCGCATAAGGTGCAGCCGATTCCATAGTTGGGAATCTCTTAGGCCACACACGCATCATAGACTCAGCAGAATAGTTGAGGTTCTCTCTGGTTAAGCGAAACATTCCTGACTCATGTGCTGCTTGACCTAACAAATGTGCGCCACGCTTACGAGACAAGCCAAAGTAATCAACGATTGCTCTCGCTGTGTTGGGCCCAAAGTTCCCATCGGCTGACGCACCTATACGATCTTGCAATATCTTCATTGCCTCACTCATTTTTTAAATCCTTTCATAGTACGGATACCAAAGCTGGCTGCTATGCTGGCATACAACGACCATTGAAACCACTGCGGCGCAGCTTCGAGATTAGCAAAGCCCTCCTTCATATAGGGCTGCAGCGGTGGAACAAATGAACACGCAACGATTGCAATAAAGCATACAGTCCAAGCCTCATCCTTCCAGCTATTCTCGCTGGCCTTGATTGCTGCTTGCTCCCAAGAGATCTCACCAGTTGCAAGCTTCATCTTAGTTTCAGCTTCAGCTTTCTTAACAACAGCCTTCGAATCTATCACAGCACCAGCAAGATCAGCAACCTTACCTATCAATCCAAGTCCAAGCATATTACTTTCCTTTCGCAAACGCTGACGCACCAAAGAACGCCGCAACTATACCAGCAACCGATACAAAATATACACTTGCCATGCTACCAAGTATCTTAGCAGCCTCAACCAAAGTCAATAGATCTGCTAGCACCACCGCCAAGGGGTACAGGAGCATCCCTGACAGGGCGAACCATGTCATCTTACGTTGTGCATCCCGTTGAGCGTCCTCGTCCTCCAGCCTACGCTTACGATCCTCGTACTCAAGAGCATCCCACTCTGCTTTATCTATGCTGCCATCACCATTGACATCAAATTTTTTAAACTCATCCATAGTTATCTCCTAATCAGACAGAGGATTATCCAATGCCCTCTG